GCACCGTTCTTCTCTTCGATAGAACCCATGCCTCTAGAAGAAACACCAAGCTTAACTCCTGATTCTAGAAGTGACTTAGCAATGTTTCCCATAGGTGTATTTAGAATCTGTGCCTTACCTACAAAGTTGCTTCCCTCTGCTTTGAGTGAAACAATCTTGTGTGACACGCGATCTAGATTTACAGTAGGACCATCAGGATGACCTAGTTCACCGAGAGCACGACCAACATTTACATATTGTTCGTTGTATCTACCGACTTCGCGTTCTAGAACTCCAAAGGGATAAACACGACCATTACGATTCTTGATATCTCCCTGAAGGAAAACACCTTCGATGTAGAGATTCTTTCTTCCGTTTGATTCTTCTTCGAGGATTTGAATATCCTCAATACTCTCGGTGATTAGTTTCATTGTTCTGGTTCCTCTGCTGGGGTTTCTTCTACCTCCTCTTCAGGAGCTTCTGGTTCATCGAAAAAAGATTGTGCAACAACTTGCTTGTAATCTTTCATTGCTTCCGCTGCTTTTCCGTAGAGGAGGTCAGCGATTTTATCAAGTGCTTGAACTCGATTGCCGTCACGAACGGCATTAACTACTTCAATGGTGTCCATTTAATTTACCTATAATAAATTATTTATTTTTCTGATGTTTTGGGTTTAGATGGTGCAGCTGGTGCTGGAGGTGGTGGAGGCATTGCTCCAACTTCCAGTGTTGCTGCATTCATCAAGTTAGTGTGGATAGGATCAGGAATCTTGCCTTCGGCAATCTCTGCTTCCATCTGCTTAGTAATTTCTTCATACTCAGCGTCATTTTGCATGAGCACTTGCTTTCTTACATACTCAATGGAGTAATACTTTCCTAAGAAAGGATCGAGAGCAGTAGCAACCTGTAGGCGATTACCCATCAGTTCCGCTTGCTTGAGTTCTTCAAAATGATTATCAAACTGATAGTCATACTGAATATGCTCTTGCATTTCTTCCCAATCTTCAGGAGCAATAACTCCTTTTAGAATGAGTTGAGTCTTGAGAACATCATGGAATAGAGCACTGAACTTCTTGCGAAGACGTGCAATCCACTTGGCAAACTTAAGTTCATCACGAAGAATTTCAGATGAACGACCAAGCGAGAATCCTTGGTTTGCATCATCTAGACGTGATGGTGGGAGGTTCAATGAGTTGTATAGTTTCTTTTTGAAGTATTCAACATCCTTTAGTTCGCCCAGATTTTGACCACCAGGCAGAGTTGTGATTTCAGTTCCTCTGCCACCTTCACGACGAGGGAGCCAGAAGTCCTCAAGCATACTCATATGCTTTTTGTCGTCGCGGATCTCACCAGTCTGTGCATCGTAGACTAGTTTGTTTCTGTAACGCGCCATTACCTCTCTGAGGTATTGCTCTGCTTTAACCTTAGGAAGATTACCTACATCAATGTAGAAAATTCTTCTTTCGGGTGCGCGTGACAGACGGTAAATAACCAGCGCATCTTCAATCATGCGAAGCTGGTTCAGTGATTTAATTGCTTTGTGTAGGAAACTCAAGACCATCTTTTTATTGAGATCTTGAATACCAGACTGAACATAAGTGATTGCATCGTTTGCAATCTTGACGCCACTCGTTGCGTTGTTAACGTCGAAGGTTGAGCTGATGAATCCCTTAGGATTATACATGTAGTATTCTACATAATTTCCAAAATCATACGCAAGTGCATTAGAAGGATCTGCTGTATTCGCTGATAATACTTGCGATAGTCTTGGATCTTTATTTTGAACTCTGACTTTTTTAATCTTCAGTGGATCAATATATCTGAGTTCGGTAATTCCTGCTTTTGGATTTGCAAGATCGATAACTTTATGGTAGTATATACGACCATCAATATACCATGTTCTGAAAATCTCGTGTGCTCTTGTATCAAAATTTAAAAGACGGAGAATATATTGAAATTCTTCTCTAATCTTTTTCTTGATTGATTCGCTCACTTCTAAGTTAGATAACTCAATAGCAACTGGGGTGTCATCTAAACTTGAGTTGATTGCTTCATTAACAATCTCATCAATAGCAGAATCAACTTCTGGATGCATTGACATATCACGATAGCGCCTAATGAGGTCAAACTCATTACGCGCTACGCCATCAATATCTACATACGAACCAAAATAACCACCAGCTACGGTGGTTACTGCGTCATCCGCTGAAGGAGGAATTGGGGATTGCCCCTTCAATTCCTCCTGTTTGCTTTTAATTGAGAATCCAAAAAGTTGACTCATGTTTAAATTGTCTCACTGACTTATTATGTATTTATTACGATCCAGAAGCTGGTCCTTTTACAGCACTAGTATATTCACTGGATTCACCTCTAGTCCAATACTGGATTTGGAACTCAACTGTGAAATCTTCGATTTGATCGTTGCTATCGTATGCAAGATCAATCTGAGAAATGTTAGTTGGGAAACAACCCCAGAGTTTATAACCAGTTACAACTTCTCCTTCTGGACTGCTATCTCTCTTTAATTGCTTAACGACAATATCTTTGAGATATGATTCGGCACCAGTTGGAGAAACTAATCTAGCGTTGTTTTGTTCATGGCGATTAATCTCTTCCATCCACTTTTCCATTGCTCCGCGAATAGCGAATTCCTTATCGTTGATGAAAGTTGCGGTCCATGTATCGAATGTTCTATCACCCGCAATCTTTACAGTTCTTCCTCTGAAAGGAACTTCAATTACACCTAAGTTAGATGCAGGAAGAGCTGCTGATTTGCAAAGAAGACCTGTCAAACCAGTATCTCCAGATACTCCTTCTGGATATAGAAAATCTACCTCAAATAGGTTAGGTCTTACTCCATTTTGGATTTTGTCTAAAAACCCACTAACTGATGATCGTGAATTAGCTTTTGCCATTGTTTGTTACCTCTTTGAATTAATAATTTTATAAAATCATCTACCAACAACTTCAGAGAACGATACGCCAGTGCGTGTAGCAACAAACGTGATCGTGATGAAGTTAATTGAACGCGAAGGCTTGAGATAGATCTCAGCAACAAATTCGTTTCTATCAATTACATCAGCAGTATTATTTGATTCATCACAAACTACTAGATAATCTAGAACACCTCTCTTTGCTTGAACTTCAGATAGGTATGAATTTACTGCGTTTGTGAATGAAGAACGAGTTGAGAAATCGTTTAATTCAAACAGAACATTCTTAGCAAGTTGATTTACTCTCTTCTCAACGGCAAGGAATAGACGACGAACATTAATGCGATCGAAAGCACTTGGAGTTGCAAGAGCAGTCTTGTCGCCAAATAAAACTGTTCCTTGTCCAGGGAATGAAGTGACTGGGTTAATACGCTTGAGGTATAACTTATCTCTATCTGTCTTGGATGGAGTGTATGCAAGTTTTACTACATTCTTTAAGTTACCTCTTTGTGTTCCAGCTGGAGAGAACCAGTCTTCTGAATTCAGAGAAGTCTGAACACATAGACCAGCAACATCTCCATTGCAAGGAACATATCTGTAGGTGTCGTTATATCTGTCGTAGATATACTTATAACCGCTATCAAATACTGCGTATGATGTGCTTACTAGACCATCGAAGAAACTTAGAATTGCATCTCTTTGAGCTGATGCTGGAGATAGAGAAACAAAACCTTTGTGTGGTGAAACAAAAGCAACACAATCTTTTCTCGATGCTGCGAGATTAATGACTGCAGATGCTTTGCTAATCTGATCATTTAAGTTACTTAGACTTCCGCCACAAAGAACAAAATCGACAGTAATTTCTTCTGTGTCAACAAAAAGATCTAGAGCATCGCTAATTCTAGATACGTTTGTTGTATATGCATCAGCACCTTCAGATAAAAGTTAAATAACCATTTCCAATTAAACCAGATGCTCCTGCATAGACGCGACTTGACTTTCTGTTGATTGCATCAACATAGTATCTGGATGCACCTTGATCATCCTTAGCATCAGATAAAGAAGAAACATAAGCATATGATTCTACGATAGCATTGCTAGCATCTAGAATCGCAACATGCATATCAGTTGCTTCTGGGGGAGCAGCAAAAACAGTAGACCATTTTGTGCTGGTGTTAGCGATATTTAAGGTATCGTATGAAGGAGTATCACCAAGAACCCAAGCAACCTTATATCCGTTTGCCCATGTTCCAGCTGAACGAGCAGCAAACTTCCACTGGTAAGAAGCATAGTTTGCTTCAAATTCTGATGCTGATCTGATTAGAGGAGCGACGATACCTGAAACTGTGATGCGAGGATAAGCTTCAGTAAGTGTAGTTGAAGTTGCTGACGCTTCAAATACTAATAGAATAAATTCTAGAGTAGGTGGATTAACTTCATTTGGAGCTCCAACTGCATCATCATCGAAAGCAAGCGCAGTTGTTCCTAGTGCTCCTCTTTCAACAACAATTGTATTTGTGTCGGCATCAACGTTGATGATCTTTACGATCTCACTTGTTACCTGAGTGGTTGAACCAGAGCCAGGAGTTCTTTTGATTGCAGCGTAAACAGGAGTAGCTTGAGTTGAAGCAGAGAAACCAGCAACACTAGTTACAGAAATTGCAGTTTCACTAGCAGTGATTTCTGGCGCACCATTTGGCTCATTTACAATAGTTGTAGTTGCTGATTCTGTTTTGTTCCACTTAGTAACTACCGAACTTGAAGCATAACTAGCAGCAGCGGTTGATCCAAGTTGAGCTCTGGTTACAGTTAAACTCTTCTCTTGTGCGGTGTTTGTGACAGCGGTTACGAGGAAATATTCGCTACCGATCTTTACAGTGTCTCCGATAGTAAATCCAGCAGAAGCAGTAACGTATAGTTTGGTAGCATCTGCAGAAGATGTGCCTGCATCTGACACTGCGTTTTTGAGTGCTGGGTCGTCAATTCTAACTACTTCTAGTTGACCACCATAAGAAATAAAAGTCTGTGCGGTGAACCAATCTTCGTAGTTGTTATCATTTGGATTTCCAAATGTATCTACTAATTCTCTTTCTGATGCAATGTTGGTGATTGTTCCTACTGGACCTTTTGCGAAACTACCAACAAAAGCAGCTGTATTTGCTTGAGTGTTTACAATTGTTTGGGTAGTTAAGTCACGCTCTTTAAGAACAATTCCAGGTGATACTTGACCTGCCATGTTTTTCTCCTATTCGTGAAATTCATTTTAATCTACAAATATTTAGGAAAATGATCTTTTCAAATGGGGAAACAATGCATGAACATTACCAGTCTGGGTATTCCCATGTATATGATTGGTTACTCTTTCTATTACTGCAAATTCTTTTTATTGTGCAATCTTTGCATTCGTATGAATATGAAGAGGGAAGATATTTTTTTGATGTTCTGATGACATAAAAATCTGTTAGTAGATCTTTTGTTTCTCCGCAAGATCTACATTTTCTGTCTCTGAATAATAAATGAGTCAAAGAAAATTCTTCTTCTATATCCATTAGTAACCTAGCATATATTCTACATCTGCATATGGATTTCCGTATCCATCTGTATACCAAACATTTCCATCTTCATCTACAAATTTTTCTTCTATATCATTGATACCATCTGATATAAAACCGAACGGTGCCATATCTTGTTCGATTTGATTTTTTTGTTCTTCGTAGATTCTCTTGCGAACATCGTTATCAGTCATCTCCCTGAAGTAGGGTTGAACAGCTAACCACGCAAACAAGACTAGACACATTACGAGGTCATCGTTATATCCATCGTCTGCTTCAAAGGATTGATTCTTTTGAATGAACGTTGTTAACTCACTAATGATTTCATAATCTGCAATTAACAACTTATCATCCTCAATCAATGTCTTGAGGTTTGAGCATCCAACTTTCTTAGTCACCTTAGACATCTTTAGACCTAGTTGAGACTTAGTGCCAGAAAATCCTTGACCCACAATCTGACCAGCTCTTCCTCTCATCGCACACATTAGAATATTTGGATACTCTAAGTCGTAGTGAAGAATGTTTGTTACTTGCTCACCAATGTCATTCACTTCTGCGAGTATATAGGCTTTGTTGTAATTTCTACCAACCTGCTCGATAATATTTGGGAACAAGATTGGTTTGATTTCGTTGTTTCTATACTTAGCAACTATCTTCCAGGGCAGTGTTGTGATGTCAAATACAACGAAAGCAGAATAATCGTTGTTAGTTCCGCGAGAAACATCGACAGTCATAATATAATCACGATCTGGTTTTGCTTCCTCATATACTTTCAAACCTTTGCCATTATCTTGAATGGGATCTTCGAAGACCATCGAGCGCAACTTAGCAGCAGAGATAAGAGTATCAACCGAACCTAAGAACTCACATTCAAACTCCTGCGTGAACTGCCTCTCAGAGGTGTTCCTAATGGTCTCCTCTTTCCACTTCTCATCTCTGCCAGGAACTGCACTCCAATGCACTTCTAGGGGCACGTAGCCGTTTCTCCCGCGCTCTGCATCGTGCCAGAGCTTGTAGAACATGTTCATACCCTGTGGGGTAGAAATGATAATAACTTTCGTCGTTTTACCAGAAGAGATAGTAGGATACACAGAGCTAAAGAACTGCTCTGCCATGTGGTTAGGAACGAACGCAAACTCGTCAAGGAAGATGATGTTGAAAGAGTTTCCTCGCACAGCAGATGATGAGGTGGATGCTGCTATAATCTTGGAACCGTTGTCTAGTTCCATAGAACCTTTGTTCCATGCTACAATACCTTGCT